TAAGTAAAAAGAATAGAGCGAGTACTCATCGACTCGCTCTAAAACTTCTACTTCTGTTAAATCGGCTAAATCCATTTAGAAGTATTTCTTTTTGTATTAAACAATTGGTGGTGGAGTTGTTGGCGTAGTGTCAACATCAATCCCAACCTGAGGCGCACTGCCCATTGCTGTAGTGTTCAAGTTTAATGCCGCAGACAAGTCAACTTGTGGAGCATTACTGTCTCCAAACAAAGAAGCAATTTCAGGTGTTGTTTGTGAAATAGAATCTGTTCCTCCTACTTCTGCATCACTGTCTAATCCGTTTGTGATCTCATACTTAGTGAATGCCAATTTACTAGCAGCTTTAGGTACTACCATCATCTCTACAAAAGGATACTCATTAATGAACTTATCTCTAAACGCAGGGAAAGCTTTTGCTTTACTTTGTCTTTTCAATAGTACACGTAATGGGAATTCCGCTTTGTTAAAGAATGGCGTTACCATTTCTATAAATTGTCTACCTAAGTTAAGTGTGATGTTAACTAACACTTGCTCGTCTAAAAGACAAGTCATGTTGTTTCTATCTAACGGTGGCATTCCTTTGAATCTATCAAATTTAACCTCACCAACAGTTAAGTACATTTTAGCCCACATAGCAAACATATTTTGCATTTCTTGTGTGGCTTTAAATGATTCCTCAACTCTTTGGCTTATTGTTTTAGGTGTACCATTTGCACCTTTTTCGTCAGGTACTCTTAAAGGCCACACTTTAATTGTACGTCCGCTACTAGATGAAGTAATAATCATTCCGTTTGCGTCGCACTTCTCATCAAGAAAAGCTAATTCGTCATCTCCACCTTCAGAAACTCCCTCAGCTAGAGTGAAGTCTATAGTGTACTTTCCGTCCTTTTCTACGATTTCAGTTTTACGAAGGATAACACCTTCATTAATTCCTATTTTGATCATATTTTAAATTTTAAACCCAAAGATAAGCTATCCTCTCAGGAGATAAAAATCAGACTGGCTAAATTTTAGTTAGCACTTGTGTTGTCTTCGTTTGCAGCTAAGATAGCAGCACCTTCTTCAGAAATTGTAGCATCTACTGTTGGAACATCAGCCAACGTTGTATCTACTGTAGTTTCTGCTTGTTTAGTACTTGCTGAAGCTGGAACAAGAGGGAACAATGATACATTCTCACGACGTACATATTCTAACTTACCTTTATCTTCTCCACGCACAATACGTTTAGGGAACATAAAGATTTTGTTAGATACTACTTGGTGTAATGGATATGCTTCTACAAATTCTAAATCAATAAATCCTTCTTCGTTTGGTACTGCATTGTATACAGACGCAACTAAAGGAAGTAAAGATTCTTTACCAAAAGTTGCAGCACCTTGTTCAAGTACTGATAATTTTGGACTACCATCTTCTTCTGTAGTACAAGTAGCAAATAAGTCTACTTTACCAGATCTTTTTGGAGAAATAGCAGCTAAGATTAAATCTGGATTGCTACCCCAGTTTTGTTTCTGAGTCCAATCAGCACTGTTCATAATGTCGATACCGTTTGAAGTATCACCAGGGTATGAAAGTACTTTACGTTTTAATGGCTGTCCAGCATCATCAGTTTGTAATACACCATTCTTAACTACGTCTTCTTGTGTAACTGTAGCTTTTACAAATTCTAAGTTATACTTTGAAACTAAAGCTACAGAAGGGTAAATACTACCATCTTTCCACACTCTAATACCCATGAACGAAGGTTCTGGATTTCTCTGTTTTTTCTCAACTGATTTAGTTGCCTTTGCTGCGATTTCTGTCGCTCCGATGTTCGTTAAAAACTCTAACATGTTTCTACTGTGTTTTAAAAATTTAATTAATTTCCGTAATATTCTCTAGCTTTTTGGAATACTACCGCAAGATCATTAGGGATATACAAATCCTCAAACATCTCTTGTGGGCTTTTTGCTGGAATAATGATACTATTTATCAATGTTCGATTGGTTACGAAATTGTAAGTAGGTCTACTTTCCTTGTCAAAAGACACTGATGTGTAAAGAGCAATTGACACTACAGATTGGGGGCTGTATTGGTCATCTACCATTTTACCAACGGTCTTTATCTTTTTTGCAATCACGACGCTATTAGAAACTTCATTTTCCTCATGCATCATAATTGCGATGTTTATGTCGTTTCTCATTACTTTTGCTTTCGCCAAGATTGACTGAAATGCTTTAGCAATTTGAGTAAACTTACCATAACCAGTTTCTTGTACTTTCTCAAAGTACATGTCCGTCATTACAAAATTTGCGTCATCTATGATCACATTTTTGATATGCGGCGCTTTCTCTATTTGATCAAGTACACCAAGAATAGTTCCGGAGATTGCACTCTCGTATTTGTTCTTGTTGTCTAAAGAATAAGCAGCACTAGATCCTTTGAAAGGAAGTGGCTTACCCGCACAATTGATAATGTACGTTTCTTTTGGGTTTAAATTTCTTAAAGAAGTACTTTTACCAGTACCGCTTTCACCTACGATCATAACTACGTTAGCCATTTGTTTTATATTGTTTTAATTGTTCATAAATTACAGATAACCTGGCGGCTTCTGCATACCATGGGTACTCACTACCTACTTCTGTTGGAAAGTCGTAAAACACATTGCCAATTGGATTCATAAACAGAGGAAAGTCTAGACCCACTGCACCGTCTCTGTTTTTAATTAAGTAATTAAGAAGAAAGAAATCTCCTAAACCACCGTTTAAAACAGAACTAGTGTTAATCATCCTGTACTCTGATACATCAAATTGAAAAGGTTTTACTAAGCCAAATACCAAATCAGCATCTCTGAAAGTATACTTACTGTCGCCAAAATCTAGTCTTGTAGGAGTAATTAAACCTTCTGCGTCTTTACTACCTCTACGAGCTACAGACTCACGTTTAGTACTTAACAAATCAGTACTGAACTGTTGTATGAATACTGGAGAAGTCTCAAACAGATTTCTAAGTACAACAGCTTCTTTACTCATTCTGTCTATTGTACCTTTTAGTGTAAGATTAGATTCCTCGTCAAGCAACGAAAGATGGTCTATTACTAAAAGAGTAATAGGAACTTCCATTGTAGGTGTAAATCCAATTACTTTGCCTTTTCTGTTTTTCTTCTTGTCAGCTTCCGTAACAGCAGCCCTTTCTATAGTACCATAAGCACTGTAAAAATCTACCATTGTGTTAAAGATAGCAGTTGGATGAGTACTTTTATCAATAATAGCAATGTCTGCTAGCATTGAGTACACGAAGTCATAACCTTCTTTTACCAATTCTAATTGCTCTGGAGTCATCTTAAGACTAGGTATTTTACCCAGCATTAAATCGATTGGAAGTTCTACATTGTGTTTAATCTTAATGTAAAACGAAACCCATTTAGCAATTTTCTTAGTTCTTGAAACCTCTAGAGAATAGTAGAAAACTTTAAAAGGTCTGTTTTCTTGCTTAGCTCTAAGCCATCCGCACAGTACGAAATAGAAGTCAGTAAAAGTTGTTTTACCAATGTTTGAATCTGCACCCACTAAATAATAAGTGGCTTTTTGAATACCATTAGTAACTGCATCAACCTCAGGCAATCCTGTAAGAAGGCCAGAATTAACACCCAGTAGACCCTGGTGGACTTGGGATATGAAGTGGTTCTTTGGTAGTGTTTGCCATGTGTCCCAATTCGGGGAGGGCTGAGAGTTTAATTCTACCAAAGGAATTGCGTGATTTCTTGACATTATTTGTTTCGTTGTTTAAGTGTTGCTTAATATTACCTTTTGAATGTTCCAAAAGTAATCTGTCGTAGTCAGTACGCCATTCTCCACTACTCATGTAGTTG